GGAAAGCTGGTTGGTGTGGTGGGGCGAGATCCCGGGCCGAACCATGATGGTCCATTGGAACGACGACGGCAGCCTCAACCGCGAACAGTCGGGCGCCTGGTGGGACCTCGACCAGCTGCTCGCCGGTGGCTTTCCCCATGCGAGCGGCGCCATGTTGCGCATTCGCGCGGTCAGCGTTGACAGCTCGGACGGCCAGACGCAGGACGCCGTGTACGGCTATGTGCGCCGCCGGCTGGCGCGCGGGTTCATGGCGGTCAAGGGCCGCTCGATCGATACCGGAAAGGACATTTTCAGCGCGCCCAAAATCAGCGTCGACACCAACGGCCGGCACAAGCCACACCCCAGCGGCATCAAGCCCTACATGGTGGGCACACAGACCGCGAAGGACCTGATCCTGGGCGTCGATGCGCAGGGCGGACGCATCAAGCTCGATGGCAGCGGGCCCGGCCGCATGCACTGGATGCGCACAGTGCGCCCGGACTATTACGACCAGCTCACCGCCGAGGTCAAGGTGCCGCACAAGAGCGTGCGCGGTCGCCTGGTGTGGCAGTGCAAATCAGGCCGGCGCAATGAGGCGCTCGACTGTGAGGTCTACGCGCTGCACGCCGCGCGCAGCATGAAAGTGAACCTGTGGCGGGCTGAGCGCTGGGAGGTCGAAGAGTCGGTCATCACCCAGCCCGCCTTGTTTGGAGATTCCACCGCACTGGCGGTGGTGCCGGCAGCGGCACAAAGCAACGAACTACCCCCCCGAGCGGCCGAGGTCGGCGACGACCTGAAGGTGGGAACGGATAACCCGGGGCCTGGCAAGCCCGAAACCGTAGTGCAGACGCCTGCACGCCCTGTGCAGCAACCCAAGAAACAAGCCGTTCCACAACCCAGAAACATGGGTTGGAGCGCGAAGAACTGGTAAGCCATGAACATCTTTGCAACATTACCGTCGGGCGACAGTGCCACATGGCTGGACGATCCGGTCACACTGCCAGATGGCCGCACGGCTGACGCGTCGGCATGGGTCATGACCTATTACCTACGCGGCCCGGTCGCACTCGACATCGTGGCCAGCGCTGCCGGCAAGAACTGGAGCACAACCCTGACCCCGACGGCCAGCGCTGCGCTGGGTGCTGGCACCTATGCCTGGACCGCCATCATCGTCAACGGGGATGAGCGGATCACCGTCGGCTCGGGCCAGAGCCTCATCACGCCGGATCTGACAAAACTGACCGGCACGTTCGACCCGCGCAGCAAAGCGCAGATTGCGCTGGATTCCTGCGAGGCAGCCATGGCCACCTTCAATGCGACCGGCGGCAAGGTTAAGAGGTATGAGATCGCCGGCCGCACCATGGAGTTCCAGACCATCGGCGACCTCATGACGCTGCACAGCTTCTGGAAAGCCAAGGTCATGTCCGAACTGTCCTCGCAGTCCGTGGCCAACGGCCTGGGCAATCCGCGCAACCTTTACACCCGATTCCAGAGGCCTCAATGAACAACACCGCCACCAGGATATTGGATACTGCCGCGCGCGTGGCGTTGCCGACAGGCGCGGTTGTGCCCGACCTGTCTGTCAAGCGCAGCCTGGTGCTGACCGAATGGAACGCCAAGCGCAGCGCGGCGCGTGGCGCCGCCATCCAGCGCGATCGCCTGGCGGCGCAGGAGCGCGCCTACGGCGGCGCCGCTGTCAACCGCTTGACCGGCGACTGGTCGGCCATGAACACCAGCGCCGACAGCGAGATCCTCACCAGCCTGCGCATCCTGCGGGCCCGCAGTCGCCAGCTGGTGCGTGACAACGAGTACGCCAAGCACGCGGTGCGCATCATCACCAACAACGTGGTGGGCAACGGCATCGGCATGCAGGCGCAGGTCTTGAGCGCCGGCGGCAAGCTGCAGGGCAAGATCAACGACGCCATCGAGCAGGGCTGGGGCCTGTGGTCGGAAAAGAAGACCTGCCACACGGCCGGCATGCTGAGCTTCGCCGAGATCGAGCGCCTGAGCATGGTCCAACTGGTGACCGCAGGCGAGGCCATCATCCGCAAGATCCGCAGGCCTTTCGGCGGTGGCACCATCCCGCTGGCGCTCGAAGTTATGGAAGCGGACCAGCTGCTCGACAACTGGCAGACCGCGCGCGCGCCCAACGGCAACGCGATCCGCATGGGCGTCGAGATCGATGAGTGGCACCGCCCGTGCGCTTATTGGTTCAGCCCGAAGCACCCGGGTGACTATCAGTTCACCAGCTTCGAGCCCTCGCGCTTCGTGCGCGTGCCGGCCGAGGACATCATCCACCTCTACGTGGTCGAGCGCTGGCCTCAAAGCCGTGGCGAGCCCTGGTTCCATGCCGCCCTCAAGACCCTGCACAACGTCGGCGGGTATGAGGATGCCGAAATCGTCAAGGCCCGCGCCAGCGCCAACATTGTCGGCTTCATTCGTTCGCCAGAGCCGCTGGCCGCAGACGGCACGGTCAACGGCCGCAAGGTGGTCGATACCGAGCCGGGCACCTGGCAGACCCTGCTGCCCGGCGAAGATGTCGCCGGCTTCTCGTCCAACACGCCCAACCCGGCCGTCGATCCGTTCCTGCGCTACATGCTGCGCAAGATGGCGGTCGGCATCGGCGTCAGCTACGAGAGCCTGAGCCGGGACTACAGCCAGAGCAACTACAGCGGCAGCCGAATGGGCCTGCTCGATGACCGCGACCTTTACCGTATGGTGCAGGGCTTCCTGTGCCGCAACTTGCGCCAGGACATTCACCGCGAGTTCCTGGACGCGGCCGTGCTGGTGGGTGAGATCAAGGTCGGCGCCGACTACTTCTCGAACTCGGCCAAGTACCAGGCGGTGCGATACAAGCCGCGCGGCTGGAGCTGGATCGACCCAAGCAAGGAAGTCGCAGCCTACAAGATGGCCGTGCGTTCGGGCTTCATGACCGTCGGGGATGTGATCGCCCAGACGTCTCCCGACTCGGACGTCGAAGACACATTCAAGCGCCGCGAGGAAGAACTCGATATGGCCGAAGGCATGGGACTGGTGTTCGACACCAATCCGGCGCAGGTCAACGACAAAGGCTTGGAGCAGCCCGGCCCAGTTCCGGCCGATGGGACCGCACCACCGCCGCCGCCGCCATCTGGTAGTGATGTGGTTGCAGACGACGCAGACGATGAAGACAAACCCGACGACAAAAAAACGGAGTAGCCCATGACAAAGAAATCCCGCCCAACATCCATCGAGCCGCAGATGCGAACCACCACGTTGCGCCTGCAGCGCGGCGTTCCTGGCCAGCCCAGCGACAAGCCGGAAGAGCCCTCTCGCACAGTGGATCTTGCGTTCAGCTCTGAAGAGCCATGCGACATGTGGTACGGCAAGGAAATCCTGAGCCATGCACCTGGCGCCATGCGCACCGGCGTGCGGCAACAGACCATGCCGTTGCTCTACAACCACCGCATGGATAGTCTGCTCGGCGTCGTCGAGTCGACGGTCTGCGAGGGCAGTATTGGGCGCGCCACAGTGCGCTTTGGCAAGGATGAGTTTGGAACCTGGGCTATGAACCAGGTGCATGACGACATCCTGGTCAATGTCTCCTTTCAATACCGGGTCTACAAATGGCTCGAAGACACCGAGGCCGACACCATCACCGCGGTGGATTGGGAGCCTCTCGAAATCTCGCTGGTCACCGTACCAGCGGACCCCACCGTTGGAGTTGGCCGCAATGCCAGCGCTGACGTTGCCAACGGCGTGCAACTCCAACGAGTAGTAGCCGGTTCTCCCGCGCCTGTGGCGCAACCTCTCTCTTCTCATCAACCCCAGGAGCATTCTATGAACCTACGTAAACAACGCCTGCTTGAGCAGGTCAAGGGCGACGGCGCCCCCGCTGGTGGCGGTTCCGCCATTGACGCGACCATCATCGAGAACGGCACGGCCGCACGCGGCATTGATCCCGCTGCACACCAGCAACGCGGCGCGGAAGCTGAACGCGCCCGCATGACCGAGATTGAGGCGCTTAGTCGCAAGTACGATCTCAGCCCGGAGCTGCGCACGCAACTTATCCAGCGTGGCGCAAGCATCGAGCAGGCTCGCTTGACCGCTGCCGACGTCGTGCTGGAACGCGCGCAAAAGGCCGGCAAGGCTGTCGTTGATTTCGGCGACACGAACAACCCAGATCTGACGTCCAAAGAAAAATCCCGCTACAGCATGCTGCGCGCGGTGAATGCCGCTATCACCGGCAAGTGGGATGGCGCCGGCTTCGAGCTGGAGTGTTCCAATGAGATCTCCAAGCGTACCGGCCGCACAGCCAGCGACGCCAAGGGTTTCTTTGTCCCGACCAACCTGCGTTCCGCCTACACCGTGGGCACGGCAGGAGCCGGCACCACTGGCGGCACCATGGTGGCCACCAACCTGCTGGCCGGCAGTTTCATTGAGGTTCTGCGCAACAAGGCCCGCGTGATGCAGCTCGGTGCCACCGTCCTCAGCGGCCTGGTCGGCAACGTTGACATCCCGCGCCAGACCGGTCAGACCTCGACCTTCTGGGTGGCTGAAGGCGTCGATACCACCGAGGCCGAAGCAACCTTCGACAAGGTCAGCCTGGCCATGAAGAGCATCGGCACCTACAGCCTGATCACCCGCAACATGCTGCTGCAGGCCACGCCTGACATCGACATGATCGCGCGCGCCGACATGCTCGCCGCCATGGCGCTGGGCATTGACCTGGCTGCGCTCTCGGGTGTCGGCACCGGCGCCACGCCACGCGGCATCGCCAACGTCTCCGGCATCGGCTCCGTTGTCGGCGGTACGGACGGCGCTGCGGTCAGCATCGACAACTACATCGACCTCGAAACCAAGGTCACGTCCGCCAATGCGCCCGAAAGCAACTTGGCCTACCTGACCAACGCCAAGGTCGTCGGCGCAACCAAGAAGCTCAAGTCCACCACGGGCCAGTACCTGTGGACCGGGTCTTCACTTGGTGCGCAGTCCGGCACACCCGGTGAGATCAACGGCTACACGGTTGCCCGGTCCAACCAGGCGCGTTCGAACCTCACCAAGGGTGCCAGCAACGCGATTTGCTCCGAAATTTTCTTCGGTGCCTGGAGCGAGCTGCTGATCGGCGAATGGGGCGTGCTGGAAATCGTGCCCAACCCGTACGCGGCAGAAGCCTACAAGAGCGGCGGCGTGTTGCTGCGCGCCCTGCAGTCGCTCGACATCGGTGTACGTCACGCAGCATCGTTTGCCACGATGTCCGACGTCCTCACGTCGTAAGACGACCCGCGAGATTTACCACCCTGCACCTTTGGTGCAGGGCTTCTCAACAGAACTTTCCACAAATTTTCCAAGGAGCCATTCATGGCCAAGAAATACATCGTCCGGGAGGGCTTCATCGTCTTTCTCGAAGTCGTCAGCCCGAAAGGCGACAAGTACGAGCGGACCTTTTCCGGCGGCGAAGAAGTCAGCCTGGAAGACGACGCCGCCGCATTGCACGCCCACAAGATCGAATTCGCCATGCAGAAGGACCGCGACGCCGCCCTGGCAGCAGAGACCGCAGCTCGCGTAAAGGCCGCAGCATCCGGTGACGCCGGCACGCTGGTGCAATCGCTGGTCGCAGCGCTCGCCCAGGCACAGGCCGCTGCTCCGCCCGAAGCACCAAAACCCTGATAACACGGACCTCTCGCAATGTACGCAGACCACGCGCTGATCTTCCTGCAGGACTTTGGCGACCCCATGAGCTGGAGCCCCAGCGCAGGGGGTAGCACCATCAATGGTGTCGCCTTATTCGATCAGGGCGATGCCGGCGCGGAGGGCGGCAGCCACATCAGTCGGGAGTACGTTATCACTGTCGAGACGGCAGCCTGGCCCGGCCTCAACCGTAGCGAAGTCGTGGTCATCACCAGTCCCATCGGAGGCATTGCCAGCTACAAGCTGCGCAGTGACCTGGTGCAACAGGATGACGGCGTGTTCAGCACCGTTAAGCTGACAAAGGTCCAACCATGAGCACCACCCTGGCGCAAGTGCTGGACCGGCTTGACGTGCTGCTCAAGGCCAGCGTGCCTGCCGGCTGCGGCGTGTTCCGTGAGCGCGCCGAAGCCGAGAGCCGCAACGAAGCGCCATGCGTCAACGTCACGCCGCGTGAGCTGACCGTCGAGTCGTTCAGCGCCGAGGTTGATAAACACACGCAGGCGATCGAGCTGCGGATCTACGTGCGGGCCGATCCGCCCACACCCAGCGCCGAAGTCATCCACCTGGCTGTGCATGCGGCCATGGCGGCGGACAGCCAGCTGCACGGCCTGGCAGACAGCATCCGCATCGAGGGCGCCAGTTTCAACGAAGCCGAGGCCGACGCCACTTCGCTCGACAAGCTTTGTCGCTACCGCTTCACCTTCAACGTTCTCAGTAACACCCTGTAAAGGATCACTCGTGGCCAAGAAATACATCATCCGCCCGGGCGCGAGCTTCCGACTTCCCGACGGCACTGTTAAAGGCGCCGGCGACGAAATCGACCTCGAATCCGATGTCGTGCTCGCTCACCCGAACAGTGTTGACCCTGTGCCAGATCCCGATCCGGCGCCGGCGTTCGACGCAGCCCAAAACCTCTCGCAACTTTAAGGAACTCCCATGACCAAACAAAAATTCGGCGTAGGCGTGCTAATCGCCACCAGTCGCACCGACGCCTCTGGGCTTGCACTGGCCGTGCCTCAGTCGTATCGGCTGGGCATCCTGCAGGATGTCTCGACCGACTTCAGCTTTGAATCCAAACCCCTGTACGGCGCCAACCAACTGCCCGTCGATCAGGGCCGAGGCAAAGCCAAACTCGCCTTTACAGCCAAGACGGCCGACATCAATGCGGCTGCCCTGGCCGCACTGCACTTTGGCATCACACCCACTGTCGGCGTCAAACTTCCGCTGCTCGACTGGGCTGGAACCATTCCCGCAACGCCGTTCTTGCTGACACCAATCCTTCCAGGCAGCGGCACCTGGGTGTCCGACCTGGGCGTAATGGATACATCGGGCAACAACTTTACCCACGTCGCAACAGCGCCCACCACTGGCCAGTATTCGGTCAGCGCAGGCGCCTACACCTTTGCGGCTACAGATATCGGCAAGGCCGTGCTGATCAGCAGCGAATACACCGCGACAACGGGCGGCATCATCGTTCCCATGACCAATCAGCTCATGGGCAATAGTCCGAGCTTCTCAGCCATCCTTTACAACGACAGCAAAGGCAGCAAGCTCGGCATCAAGCTTACAAACTGCCAAAGCGACAAGCTCAGCATGCCGTTCAAAAACGAAGACTTTGCCATCGCTGATTTTGGCTTCATGGCGCTCGATGATGGAACCGGGTCTGCAGGCTACTGGTGCCAGACATGAAAGAGTTTGTCACTATCGCATTGTCCGAAAAGGACTGGACTTTTCGCGCCCTCGATCTGGACCAGATTGAGGCGTTGGAAGAACAGTTCATTGCGGTGTCAGGCCTCGGCGCCTCAACCGTCACGATGCCCAAAGAAGGTGTCTTGGCAGTCGCTGAAATTGCCTGCGAGAGCCTCAAGTTCAAGCACCCGGACATGACCGTTGCCCAATGTCGAAAGTTGATAACGATCGGCACCGTGCAACTGGTCATGGATGCGGTGCGCGGCGTCAGTGCACTGGAGCCCATCCCGGGGGAAGCTCGGGCGGGGATGATGTAGTCGAATGGGACGACCTTCGTGCCTACGTCATCGCCAATACAGGATGGACGTGGGACGAAGCCGGCCGGCTCACCATACCTCGCCTCAAGGCACTCAACCGGTACTGGCAAAGGCACCCACCAATGCATTTGTTGGTGGCGGCGTACCTGGGCTTTGAGGCTCCGTCCGAAGTTGTGCGAAGCACCCGATCCGACGCACCCAACGAAGGACCGGTCATGCCGAGTCAGACGCCGTGGATGGCCGGCATGGGTGCAATACCGGCGAGCGATGACTTGCGCACCGCCGGAACACCGATGGAAGCATTGGCAGCGTTGGAGCGTACGTTTTTTGGAACCGTGACCCCGTGAGGAATTGAAAATGGCAAACGACGATAAAGACTTCAAGCAAGACATCAGCGCTGACCCGACCAACTTTTTGGCGGGTTGGCAAAAGGCTGTGACCGGCGCTGCGTCTGGCGCTGACGCCATGAAGTCATCGTTTAACAAAATTGGCGATGCCTTCAGCGCTATTCAGAAACCGCTGTTGGTCATTAGCGCGATTTTTGCCGGGGGCGCATTCTTCAAAGATGCCATCGGCGTTGCCAACAAATTCAATGGCGAATGCCTGGGGCTAGCCAAGTCGCTGGGCATCACCGGCACGCAGGCCAGCACACTCAACACCGCGCTGGGCGACATCGGTTCAGATACCGACACTTATGTCGGCGCCTTCCAGAAATTCGCCAAGCAGCTGAAAAACAATGAGGAAGGCCTGCAACAGATGGGCCTCAAAACCCGCGACGCCAATGGCAACCTGCGCGACAGTAATACTTTGTTTACAGAGGCGCTGGGCACTGTTGGCGGCTACAAAGCAGGCCTTGACCAAAACATCGCAGCGCAAACACTGTTCGGGAAAGGCGTCGCAGATGTTATGACGCTGCAGAAGCTCAACAATAAAGTTCTCGAAGATGCAAAACAAAAAAATCAGGAACTAGGCCTCACCATTACCCAAGAGGGCGTCGAGGCCAGCAAGAAGTACAAACTCGCAATCAACGATGTTGGCGACGTCTTCATGGCCATCAAGAAGACCATCGGCGAGGCTGTCATGCCGGTCTTCACCGAGTTGAGCGAATACTTCGCGTCTTCTGGCCCTTATGTGGTGGCGGTGTTCAAAGGCGCCATGCTGGGTCTGCTGGGCGCTTTTGAATTTCTCAAGGCTGCGGTTAAGACAGTTTCCGGCGTCATTTTTGAAGCCATCAGCCTCATTGTGGATGGCGCTGGCCTGCTTGGCGATGTGTTCAGCAAGTTGTTCAAAGGCGACTTCAGCGGCGCATTTGAATCCGCCAAGAATGTGGGCAAACGCGTGGGGCAAGCCTTTACCGGTGCTTTTGCCAACTTTGTGGAGTCTGGCAACGATGTTGATAAAGCCCTTCAGAAGAACTATGACCGGCTCTATGGCAAAGGCACTGAATTGGCCAACCCCAGCAAGGGCACCAAGACCATGGGAGATCTTGGCAAGACCAAGGACACTTCACAAATGGCGGAGTGGGAAGCGGCGCTTTCTGTCGAGAAGGCCGCCCTGGAGCGCAAAGGAATGCTCGAAGGGCAGTATCGTGAAATGAGCAAGGCCGCCGAGCTGAAATACTGGACGGACATCAAGAGCAGGCAAGGACTCAGCTCCGCAGAACGCACCGCCCTGAGCCGCAAGACCGCCGAACTGGAAATGGCCGGTATCAAGCAAGGCTTTGAAGTTAAGGTGGCATCCCTGCAGGCCGAGGCTGCAGCCTACAAGAACAACACCACCGAGCGCCTGCGCATCGAACTGGAGATCCAGGCCAAATATCAGCAGGGCACTAAGCAGTACGAAGAGTCCGCCAAGCGCATCGTCGAGATCCAGCGCCAGGCTGCCGAGCAGGAGCGCGCTATTCGTTCCAGCCGCGTGCAGGCTGAGCGTGATGCGCGCCTGCAAACGGTTGCCCTTGAAGAGCAGACCATTCAGAGCGCAGCGCAGCTTGGCTTAATCACACAAGAACAGGTGCTTGCGTCACAGGCACAGTTTGAACAGCGCCGCAATGCGATCGCGCGGGAAGCCATCCAGGAGCGCCTTCAGATTGCACTACTGGACAAAGACAAGAACCCAGTCGAAATTGAAAAGATCAATACGGAGCTGGAAGCCCTCGAACGCGCGCACCAGCTGCGCCTGGGCCAGATCCGCGGTGCGCAGGCGGTAGATTCTGCCAAGTACCAGACGCAATTCTTCCAAGGCATGCAAAGCAGCATGCAGGGCTCGATCCAGAATATCCTCAATGGCACGCAGACCATCGGGCAGGGTTTTCGCAGCCTGTTCGCCGGCATCGGCCAGAGCCTGGCGCAAACGGTGTCGAAGATGGCGACGGATTGGATCATGGGCCAGATCAAGATGCGCCTGGCGTCCAAGGAAACTTCGATGGTCCAGCTGAACAACAACGCTATGGCGGCAGCCGGCGCAGCGTACAACTCGGTTGTGGGAATTCCCTACATCGGCCCCTTCCTGGCACCCGCAGCCGCTGCCGTGGCCTACGCCGGCGTAATGGCCTTTGGCAGCCTGGCATCGGCCGAGGGCGGCTTCGACATACCAGGCAACGTCAACCCGATCGTGCAGACGCACGCACGCGAAATGATCCTGCCCGCCAAGCACGCCGACGTCATCCGCAGCCTGGCCGACCAGGGGCAGGGCGTCGCAGCGGCAAGTGGTGGCGACGTGCACATGCATGTTCACACCCAGAGCACACAGGACTTTCAGAACTTCCTGAGCCAAAACAGTCACGTCCTGGCACCGGCCCTGCGCCGGCTTGGCCGCAACTTTTCACCGACCAAAGCATGAGCAACGCCATTTACCCCATCGCCTTGCCTGGCCTTACAGCCACGTCGCCTGTGGTTGCGCCAAAGTTTTCGACCAAAGCGCAGCAGGCAGTGTCGGGCCGCGAGACGCGCGCCGCCTTCATGCAATACCCGTTGTGGGACATCACGCTGGGCTATGAGTTCCTACGCACCAGCGCCATCTATCCCGAGCTCGACACCCTGACGGGTTTCTTCCTGGCGCGCAAAGGAATGTGGGATTCGTTTCTGATTTCATTGCCTGCAGATAACGCCTGCACCAACATGGCGTTTGCTACGGGTGACGGCGCAACCCGAGTGTTTCAACTCACGCGCACACGCGGCGCCGGCGGTTTTGGTTTCGCGGAGCCCGTCATGAATCCGCTGGCCGTCACCAATATCAAGGCGGACGGCACAGCAATGTCGAGCGGCGTCTACAGCATCGGCAGCACCGGTCTGGTGACTTTCGTATCGGCGCCCGCCAATGGTGTTGCGTTGACCTGGACGGGCACCTACTACTACCGCTGCCGCTTCCTGCAGGATCAGGCTGAATTTTCGCGGTTCATGTCGAACCTGTGGTCCGCACAAAAGGTTCAGATGATGGGTGCGGTAGGCAATCGGGTTTGATTATGAAAACCCTCAGCCCGACATTACTCACCCACCTGCAAGGCGGTGGCCCGTTCACGATGGCCGATCTGTACACGGTCACCATGGCGTCTGGCACCATCCTGCGCTGGACCGACTACGACGTTGACATCACGCACCCCGTTACCGGTTACACGCACAGTGCCTCGGGCCCGGTGCTCAAGCGCGGCAAGACCCGCACCATCATCGGCGTTGAGGTTGACACGCTTGATGTGTCGATCTACCCGCAGGCATCCGACCTGATCAACGGCATTTCGCTGCTGGCAGCCGCGCGCGGTGGCGCCTTTGATGGTGCAACGCTGGCGCTTGAGCGAGCCTTTCTGTCGCCGGCACCGGTGGCGCTGGGTATTGTCTCGCTGTTTGTTGGCCGATTTGCCGATCTGCAGCTGGGCCGCACCGAGCTACAGGCCCGTATCAACTCCAGCACGGAGTCGCTTGCTGTGCAGCTGCCGCGCAACCTGTTCCAGCCGGGCTGCATCCACACTCTGTATGACAGCGGCTGCGGCCTAGCACGCGCGACGCTTGCCGCCGCCTCAACCATTGCCACTGGCAGCACCGATGTTTTGATCTTGAGCGGACTTGGCCAGGCTGCCGGGTATTTTGACCGGGGCTATATCCGGTTCACCGGTGGCGCGCTTGATGGCGTGCGACGCACCATCAAACTGCATACCACCGGCTCGCTGCTGCTGTTCTCGCCGCTGCCGTCTGCACCTACTGTCGGTGCCAGCTTTTCTGCCTACCCGGGCTGCGACAAGCTGCAGGCCACTTGCACAACCAAGTTCAGTAATGTCGTCAACTTTCGGGGCGCACCATACATCCCGACACCGGAGACCGCTGTATGACCGCCTCGCGCACCGACGTCGTTGTTGAGGCTATGGAGTGGATCGGCACGCCGTTTCACCATGCCGCGCGCCTCAAGGGCGTCGGCGTTGACTGCGCCAACCTGTTGATCGGCGTCTTTACCGCCGTCGGCCTGGTTCCTGACGTGACGCTTGACCACTACCCACCCGACTGGCACATGCACCGAGACGAAGCCCGCTTCCTGGCCATCCTGCGCCAGTACGCCGACCCACTGCCTGAAGGTAGCCCGATCGAGCCCGGCGACATCGCCATGTTTACCTATGGCCGCCACGCCGCCCACGGCGCGATCGTTGTCGGCTGGCCTGTGGTCTGCCACGCCTGGAGCGATGTCGGTCGCGTGGTACTCACAGAGGCTGACACCGGCCCGCTCGCCGGGCGCTTTGCCGGCTGCTACCGTGTGCGGGGGGTAGCGTCATGAGCGGTCTATTTGGCGGCGGCGGCATGTCGACATCGGACACCCCGTTGACGGGGATGACGATTCAGTCGAGCTCGAATGGCAAGCCGATCCCGATCGTGTACGGCACAACCCGGGTGACGCCGAACCTGCTCTGGTATGGCGACTTCACGCCGATCGAGCACACGACGTCACAGGGCGGCAAAGGCGGCGGCTCCAGCAGCACGACCCACACCTACACGGCATCCTTGATCCTGGGCCTTTGCGAAGGTCCGGTGGCTGGCATCCCTAACGCATTCATCGACAAGTCGGTGGTCGATCCCAGCACGCTTTTTTCACTGTTTCTCGGCACCTACCCGCAGTCGCCGTGGAGCTACCTGACCAGCTCGCATGCCGACCAGGCTATCGGTTACCAGGGCATCACCTATGCGGCAGCCGCGAGCTATGACCTCGGCAACAGCTCCAATCTGCCGAACCACTCATTCGAGGTATCAGGCAAGCTGATCCTGTCGGGCACCAGCGATGCCGATCCGTCGCAGGTTGTGAGTGACCTGCTGACAAGCCAAATCTACGGTGTGCCCGATGCGCCGCCGATCTCAGGCCTCACGCAGTACTCTAATTACTGCCGGGCCGCCGGCATCCTGATCTCGCCGTGCTACGACACGCAGACAGCGGCAGCGCAGATGATCACTGACCTGGCGCAGATCACCAATACGGGCATCTATGTCAGCGAGGGCGTGCTTAAGCTGGTGCCCTATGGTGATGCCGCCCTGACACTGAACGGCGCCACCTACACACCGGTCCTGACCGTTATTGCAAACCTGGGCGACGACGACTTCCTGGGCAACTCAGGCGCCGACCCAGTGATCGTCAAGCGCAACGCAATTGCCGCCACCGTCAGCACGACGGCAGACGCTTACAACCAGGTCACGGTCGAATACCTGGACCGCGCCAACAGTTACAACGTCTCCACCGTGGTGGTACAGGATCAGGCGGCCATCGATGTGTACGGCCTGCGCCCGATGTCCAACATCACAGCGCACCAGATCGCCAACGCAGCCGCAGCAAACGTCGTCGCCATGCTGATCCTGCAGCGCGCCGTCTATGTGCGATCTCAGTATTCATTTCGCCTGGGGTGGCAGTGGTGCTACCTTGAGCCGACGGACCTGGTGACACTGACAGACTCCGCGCTGGGGCTGAACCTGTACCCGGTGCGCATCCTCTCGGTCGATGAGGATGAATTCGGCACCCTTACCGTGCTCGCCGAAGATGCGCCGCCGGGCGTCAGCTCACACGTCGTCGCCAATGTTCCGATCAATGGCGGCTATAACGTCAACCAGGCTATTGTGCCGGGCGACACCAACACGCCGGCCATCTTCGAAGCGCCGAACGCACTCACCGCGCCGGACCTGCAGCTATGGATCGCGGCCAGCGGCGGCACCCAATGGGGTGGCTGCGAAGTCTGGGCGTCGAGCGACGGCAGCACCTACCGGCAGATCGGCACCATTACAAGCCCGGCCCGCCACGGCGTTTTAACGGCCTCCCTTGTTGCTGGTACCGACCCGGACACCACGCACGCGCTGGCGGTCGATTTGACCGCCTCACGGGGCCAATTGCTGGCGGGCACCAACGCTGATGCCGATGTAGGCAACACCATGCTGTGGGTGGACGGCGAACTGATCAGCTACAGCGCAGCCACGCTGACGTCGGCCTACCACTACAGCCTGGGTAGCTATCTGCGCCGAGGCCAAAAGGGAACGGCCAATGCCACGCATGCCAATGGCGCCCAGTTCGCACGCCTGGACGACGTCATCTTCAAGTACACGGTGCCGATCGACCGCATCGGCTCGCCGATCTACCTTAAGTTCCCGGCGTTCAACGTCTGGGGCGAGTCCAAGCA